GAAGAGCCACCTAAACCCGCACCTAAACCCGTGCTGTAAAGGCTTGCACCAGCCCCTGCCCCACTTGCACCACCAAGGGCACCAGCGGCACCACTCGCACCGCCCGCACCACCAGCGACACCTGCACCAGCCCCTGCAACTGCAGGCATGAATGCACCACCGAGGCCACCGCCTGCGGCTCCTAGCAAGGCACCCTTAAGAACGTCTCCACCCTGTAAGGCGGCGATACCACCACCCATTGCCGCGCCGATTGCAAGACCAGTTAAAATAGGCATAGTTACGCACCTTCCATAATTTCAGGCGACTCTAGGCCAGTGCCGCGCAAGTTGTGTAGACAAATAAAAACGACATCGTCGGTAAGCGCTTTAAACGCGTGTTGTTTACCAGCAGAAATCTTAATAATTGCTGGGGCTACATAAACACCCAACAACGCACCATCCTGCCATGCTTCAACAGTACCGCGTGAAACCAAAGTCATATGGTCATGTACGTGCACATGTTGCTCTGCAATACTCTCAGACTTTTCCATAGAATACGCACGTATCCAAACGTCATCCACTTCCGCAAACTCCAAATATGGATGATCTACAGATGAATATCTAGGGTCGTGTTTAAGGGCCTCAATGTTCATAATCTTTTATGGTCTCGTAAGTAAGCTAATCGTAACATTTTAGGGGGGTTTACAGCAATAATTCATAGTATGTTTTGGTCGCATGGGCAGGAAACAAACGTAATGCTCCCTATCGCAGATGGATTGGCGGGCCTTGGGTAAGGTGTAGTTTGTGCAGGAACAGATTTCATATAAACACCTAACGCTCCGCCCGATACAGCGGCTTTGTCAGTCGCCCAGTGTAAGGAAATCTTTTGCCCACCTAGCATCTTAAACAGCACAGAGGAGTACGCCACCAGATAAGAATCAATCGCACCGCTACGCCGTGTTTGAAGCGTAAACAGACTGCAAGAATTAGGCACATCGACACCATCTACACGCAACCAAACATAAGCCTCATGCTGTGAACTATCGTTGTTAGCGAACTGTAGGCTATAGTCAATCTTGTATTTACCTGAAACCGGAGCTGTCGCAGTATTATCGGCATTTAGGGTAAACCCTGCAAAGTCACCGAGAGTGTCCCACGCAATAATGGTTGGTGTGTCATCTGCTGTGGCGTACTGATCGGTTGAATCACTCGCTGTAACATGCGGGAAGTTTAAGAATTGGCCACCCAGAGTGCCTAGCACCGCAGAGTTAGTTGAGTCTAAACGGCTAAAATATAACCGCAAGGCGTTGTTCATCTGCTCGTGGTATATAGGGGTGTATTGATTGGGAGCCAGTAATAAGTTTGGTGCCTTAGCGTGGATTATCCGTGCCATAACTTACCTCGATCCATCAGATTTAGCATCAATTCTAATGTCGCCTAACTGCCACGCAACCCCTAGACCAGTAGACTCAACCCGCAGAGCCATCTGTCGCCCACGAATTCTTGTATTCACCTGCCCATCAAATTCTTGGATATTGTATTGTCTACCGCCCGTGTAATTATCTTTACTGGCAATAGTAGGTGCATCCGCAGGGCTGTAGGGCGCACCCGCATTACGTCTCGGTTTAAGTGTCATTGTGACCGAGGGTTTGTCCACGTTTGAGCCTGTAAAATTAACATCAGGCAGTATGCGCCACACAAAAGCAAACTTATTCCCGTCCCCAATATCAAAGTCAGCAGACTGAATGAAGGCAGTAACTGCTACGGGAAACTCGCCCTCTACGTCGTCTGTTCCTAACTCTTGGTAAATAATACGGTTTTCATAATTAGTCGCCATAGGGTATTCCCTAAGTGACGAGTCTAGCCACGCAGTGCGGGCAAGGGAGCCATAGTACCAAATGTTTTCGGCGTAGTTAAACACAACATATTTATCAATCGTTGTAGACTGACCCGAACAATAAAACCACCATATCTCGTTATAGCCTTCATTAGTGCCCGCAAATACTTGGTACCCTTGGTCTTTGTTAATATCAGAAAATATATACTGGCGTAAGGCACATTGAAGCGTTTCGGTTCTACCAGAATAAATATAGAACTTATCAACACCCATCCAGTAGGTGATATTATTTACCGTAATCATGGCATTGGGCGATATTACTGAGATGTTACTCGCCAGCATGGTAAAGCCCCAAACGGATGGCGGACCTAAGTACTGTGCTGAATACAACGCAGAATCAGTCCAAATTAGCGTCTCTTGGCGGGTTGTATCTGAACTAACTATGTAAGAACCATTCGAGAGCCTAAACTCACCAGACTGATTGGTAATAGCTGGCACCCACTCATACACATTTTCTTGGTCTGACCACCGAACAAGCATAGGGTCAAATGCTGTATTCGCATCTGTTGGGTCATAGGGGTTAGCCCCCATAGCCATTGCAAAACGTTCAGTAGGAGAACTTGTAATCTCATTAGTTGTATGGGGCACAAAGGTGCCATCGAACCCGGCGGCTGTGGATAAGTCATTTAAAAGCTTTGCCCGTACAGTGAGCCCGGTGGTTGCACCCCAGTAATATATGGAGCCTTGACGGGGGTTAATAAGCAAGTCCTCACCATAATTGTCCGCCGCCCATAAGCATAATTGCTGACCAACACCCACTAAACCGGGGTCTCCCCACCCACCTGAACCCCAAGGGTCTGCACCCCACCCCAAACCTATAACATAAATATCCAACCCTGTGTTTACTTGGTAGCTTGCAATAATAGACGCACCACCACCCGAAGCTACCGCAGTGGAAAACACGTCCACTATATTTATGCTGTACTGAGTAGTACTGATGTATTGGAATACTTGGTGCTCGGCGTTTAGGAGGACGTCGGTGAATGCATTAAACGTTGTAGCCCCAGAGAATGTCATAAAGTCGTTTTTAGTGGCATCATGGTTAACATCGGTCACAATAATTGTTGAGCAGGAAACGTTTGCGCTCGAGGAGTGCGTCTGCGCTGTGGTGCCGTTAAACCCACGAACCGCACCGAGTAGGGTGTTAGATGAGATGCTCGAGTAGTTAATCTCTTCAGTGCCGATCTTTATAACACCGCCTGTAGATGGGAACGAGGCCGCAGAAGTTAGAGGTATAGATTGTTGCGCCGCAGTAATGTCCGCAGATAGCGTGTTAAATGCGCTTGAAAACGGATTGCCCGTACTCGGTGGCACTGGACCTAACATTGGGTCTACGGTTTTTCTGATCGGGGTTACGTCGTTATACCCGCCACCAGATTCGATGTAATATTTCAGGTTTGTGCCAAGCCCTACGTAGTTGCTTCCCGCTAAGGTAGACCAATTTTCAATCGAACGGCAGGTGCCTTGGAACGAGCTATTAGACAAACGTTGCCAGCCACCAATCTTTTCTGGTTTGCCCGAACGAAAGCGAATTTTGTCACAGTCGTAGTAAAATCCCTCGGCGCTGTAATTTGTGCCTTCCCTGTTAACCCCGGGCCGTAGCCCAATTTTTGTTATGGTCATAATTACGCCTGATCTAAAACAACGATGAGTTTATTAAACTTGGTCTGCCTATCCTCTAACCCATTGTAACCACCGTTAATCCGTCTAGTAACCGCACGTACATCACCTGTATCTGCTATCTCGTTTAAACGGTTAGCTTGCCAAAACCAACCCGCCGACGCACATGCTAACTCAGGTTCTGCTACACGATCTGGGTGGGATAGCGCTTGGTTAGATTCCTGCACACTAAAGCTAGTGTAATTTGTTTTACCTGTTAATTGAATCAAGCCCCGACCTCTAAATTTCCATCCATCCCCTGACGCCTCATCATTATTACCCATACGGTTAGAGTAGACTCGGTTAGCAATTCTTTCTGGTTGACGTGCATATTCGTTTGCCATTTCATCGTTAGGAAAGTACTTGCCAAATATAGACCTCAATCCATTGGCTGAGTAGTTAAGGTTCTCGACTACAAACTTAAAATTACCTGACTCATGCCCGATTTGAGCTAAGAACATAGCTTCCCGCATAGAAGTATTGATACCGCACCGATTAGCTGTTTTAACGAGATGGGGTAACCATTTCTGAACATCTGCATCAGACACACCTAAAACTTTTAGAGCACGTTCATCGATCATTTAGGGGCGTCTTTAGTCTTTCTGTCTTCCACCATTCTGAAAACCTTCTCTACACTACGACCACCGAAGTAAAACGACATAATTATAATTCCCCATTGACCTAACAGCTCAACGTAGTTTTGATTCGTGTCGTAACCAAATGCTGACATCATCGCGAAGGTAAAGTAGCCGATTAGTATACCAATCAAGGTCATAGGCCGAATGTTTTTAGACAACCAGCTATCGCTGTTCATGTCCGCTTGGTGACGTTGGGTTAACTGCTCTTGCTCTTTCATGTCAGCTTCAAGCTGTTTTAGCTCACCACTTTGTTGCAGTTCTAGCAAACGAATTTTAGCCTTCTCCGCTTCGTCTTTATCGGGGAATATTTTGTCAATTATTTTTGACCCTATGTTTAAGAAATCCAATAGCATAGTGTTACTCCTTCCAAGTTAAAATTGGCTTCTCGCTAGGTTGACAATTCAATTTTCTAACAGAGCCGCGTTGTCCTGTCTTATTTT